CCTGCTTTTATTAAAGTTGTATAAGGTATGCCTACCGCAGTTATAAATCCTGCTATTAAACCATCCCCTGTTCTAGCAAAATCCGCTTCGCTTCCTGAATTGTTTTTAGTGCCTAATTGTTTATAAGCAATAGACCCAATAGTAGCACCAGCAACATTGCCATTAAAATAGTATTTAGCATTGTACGTTGTATTGTACAACATTATATTCTTACCAGTTACATTATTGTTTGCCATAAGTCAAAGTTAACCATATATTTCTAAAATATAACCACTTGAACTTATTTTGTAAGCGTGGTATGATAATACGTCATTCATTACTCTCCACCATAAATTAGCACCATTAAAGCCTGAAATCAAATTTTCATCAGTATAATATCTATCCCCAACACTAGGAGCTCCTGTGGTATTATTATAAATCAAATTAGTAGTTAAAGGTGCAGCATAAGCAGCTTCTCTTGTTGCATACGCACTTGACCTTAAATGACCATAACCAGTATTAGTTGTATGTAAATTATTTGTAAAGTATCTTGTTTGTAAACTATAAGAATCTAAATTAGAAGAATTAATATCTAATAAAGTTGTTTTTATTGTATTATTAAATAAATCAATAGTTGTATTACCGACCATATATGATTTGCTACTAACATTAATTTGAGAAGGATCAGTATCGGTAGCAGTAAGCCTCATTGCTCCGCTAAATCTTCCTGTATTAGTATTCATCCCCATTATTGAAGAATCAATATTAATCAAGTTATTGCTAAATGAATTTAGATATTGTTTTATAACCAATTCGCTTAATGCATTATATATTTCTGTTGGATATTCATATCTATACCAACCACTTAAACTTAATCCAGTAGAATCGCATAAAAATCCTTTATAATTATAATACCCACTTTTATAATCATTAAATCCTAATGTTATATTGGCAGTATAATTATATTCTAAAGAATTACTTACATAAGCCTCAGTTAATAAAGATTTATAATTAGGAGATAACTGAAGTTGAAAGTTTTGAATTTCACAAGCAGCTTGAGTGTAAAATGGCTCTCTTGAATATCCTGTATAAGCAACACCTTGTGATAATATAAATTCAATTGATATATCCCCGTTATCAGGTACAGATGCAAATTGAATAGAAGCATTTGAAGTAGAATTACCATTGTATGGTACAAAATTATAACCTGGTTTTGCCGACCAAGTAGAACCATCATAATAAGCTAAATCTCCAATATTAAAAGAATAATTTGAAGCTAAAAAATTATTAACCCCAGCGACATTGCATAAATAAGTATCTCCTGCCGTTCCTGTACCATTATGTAAAGTTGGTGTATTAGTAGCAGCATTCCATAATCCTTTATAATTCTTTGTAAATTCATTTGTCCACTTATTAGTATTATCTAAATAATAAGTATTAGAAACAGTTGTTAATAAAATTCTTACATAACATATTGCTATTGGACCATTTGCAGCATCAATTGCATTAACATCAAAACTTAAAGTAGCACTTTCATTTTTAGATAATGATGGTACATTAAAAGGAGCAACACTTGTTTTATATGTATTTAATGATAATACAAAAGAATTTAAAGCAATTTGAGGGTAATCTTTAAGAATAATTGTTCCACCAGTTCCAATTTGAATATTAGTCCAACTATTTGCAACATTACCTGTAAAATTTTTTAAATCAAAATTTGTAATATAATTAGAATTATAATCAATTGTTTTATTAAATACAATTTTATTATACCCTTTTCTATATATTTTATATTGACCATTATCTACAAAAAATAAACCACTTGTATTACCTGCAAATCCTTGTATTTGTCCATTTAAACTTCTTGATCCACTTGAAACTACACTATAAGAAGTATTATATTCAGTATAATAAAAAGATGTTTGAGCAAATTCATTTATTGCAATTATAAACCATTTACCTTCTGCTTGAAATAATTTAGCACCAAATCCTTTGCATATTTGACTTAAAATAGATAAACAATTAGTGGTAATTTTTATATTACTAGTAGTGGTAATTAAATTATTATTATCAACAAATGTATTATATTTTAAATATGATTGATTTAATGGCTCATTTGCACTAGAAGTGCTTCTATTGTTCATTGTCCCTGCGTAATAACTTATACCACTAACTATATTTAATCCAGTTGGGAATTGTATTTGTGCCAAGCATTGATTAATAAATTGTAAACAAAGAACTTTATCAGCTAAAGAATAATTTGTAGGCAATGGGTAATAAATACTTTCAAGCATTCCTAAACCATCTATTGCATTAAAAGCAATTGTTTTTCTACCTGTACTAAAATTAAACTGTACATTATCACTTATAGCCCATCCTTGCCATTCTAGTGTTGTATCATAATATAATTGTGCTAAATATTTTCTATCGTCTAATGTCGTTAAATTAGGCATATTTGAACTTGCCTGTCCTGTTGTATCATCAGTTACATCAATAGTTGCACTTAGTTGACTTGATACTATTGATTCAAAAATATCATCACTTTTTGGCAAATATTGTAATTCTATACTAACCGCAGGGAATTGATATGGCAAACCACTATAACTATCATTTTCAGTTAAATATAAATAAGCAATACTACCACTTTTGGTAGCCATTGTTATTTTATATTTTGGGTTTGTATATGCCATTATGCTCCCCTTCTAAGATTAAGTGAATAATTTGACCTTTGCAAAGCTAACACTAAATCATTGCCTTTTAATGTAAATTGACCACTTCCCCCAATACCACCACCACTCATTGCTCCTGCACTAAATGTGCTATTCATCATTGAACTTAATTTGCTTAATGGCATCACCGCTTCAGGTTGACTTCCTTCCCCTACCATTGCTAAAGTTGGGCTAGAAACTATTCCCCCATCTGCTAAAAATAAAGGAGCAATCTTAGCTATAAAACTTGCTATACTTCCTACATCTACTCCACTTCCTGATGTTGTAGTATCTGCTCCTGTGCCTGTTTGACCTTTGTTTAATCCCAAAGCAGCACTAATACCTGCAAAAAGTTCTTCTTTAATTATTGTAAACGCAATATCTTCTGCTAATTTTAAAAATGATTGCCCTAATTGGTCTAATGCATCTTTACCACTTGAAATACCATCAACCATTGACCTAAACGCATTAGTCATTTCACTTGAAATGGTATTAGCAAACTTTTTATATAGTTCAGTTCTTGTTTTTAATGCATCTGCTTCTTCTTTTTTATCCCTTTCATAATCTTTAATAGCAACAGGTTCAATTTTTTTATAATCTATTTTTTCAGTTGCTATATTTTTACCTCCCATTTGCCTTATCATCCAATCAGGGACATCTAAATCAGGATTTCTTTGACCTTCTATTGTATCTCTCCAAGAAAATATATTTGATTTTTTATTAAGTTTTTGAATTTTTTCACTAAGTTTTAATTCTTCATCAAATATTTTATTTTGTTTTTTTATAGCATCTTCTAATATTGCAATTTCTTCTTCTTGTTTTTTTCTTAAAGCAGCATTTCTTTTCCCTGCATCTTTATCTTCTTTTTCCCCGTTAACAGAATAAAGAATTGCTAAAGGAGTATTTCTTTTAATAGCATCTTCATAACTTTTAGAATTAATTTTTACTTGCTTTTCTGCATTATCATAAAAAGCATTAATATCTTTATTTTGTTGGTCAACTGAAATAGTACTTTTTACGTTTGCATTTCCAATATTTAAAATAGCTTCTTTTGGTCCTGTAACTGCTTTTAATGCGTCTTTTCTTTTATCTTCAATATCCTTTAACTTATCTTGATTTCTAGCTAATCCTTCAATATAATTTTTTTCTTTACCTAAATATTCAAATTGAACTGATGCTTGATTATTAAGAGTTGTTAAATAATCTTTACTATAAGTGGTTACATTTTTTAAATCCAAATCATTTAATGCTTTATTATCTGAATACAATCCTTGTAATTCTTTTAAAGCATTTTTTCTAATACCAATACTGTTTTTATCATTAGTAATTTCATTAATTAAAATTGTACCTGTAATTTGTTTTGCTTGCCCTTCCCCTGCAATTTTATAAATATCTTCATTAAGTTTTTTTAATTCATCTCTTAATTTTTTTAAATCAGGTAAACCTCTGCTAAAAAAATTAGCAATTGCATCTTTATTGTTTTCTAAAATACCTACTAATAAAGAAAAGCCTAATACAATACCAGCAGGACCATTTAAAGCACCACCTATATTGCTAAGAGCATTTAATACCCCACCTTCTTTTTCAGCAATTCTAGCCATAGAATTACCAAAAAATATTAATCCATTTGCTCCTTGTTGTAAACTTCCAGTTGCAAATTCTCTTGTGGCTCTGTCTAATGAACCTAATGCACGAAAACTATTTGTTGATTGTTTTGTTATATGCTCATCTAAAGCATCTCCTATCTTTTTTACTGCAGGTGGAATTTTAACTAATTCACCTCCATAATCTACCCATTTTTGTTTTAATTTTGCTAATTCTTCTTGTTCTCTAACAAGGCTTTCAGGATGAAAAGCATTTATAAGCGTTCTTTCAAGAACTTTTATTCTGTTGCCAATAGCTGCTAATTCTGGACTTATTTTATCAGTAAGAACAATTTCTACTCCTAAATCAATTGTATTGTTTGCCATTTTTTATTAATTTACTCCGTACAACTCCAAAGTTCGTAAAAGTTGGTCACTTGATAAATATTGTTCTTCTTCAGGCTCGTCAATGTCATCTATTTGAGGGATGTGCCAAAATGAAGTTAACGATTTAGGATGTTTATCTGTACTATTACTTAGGTATATAATATAGGCGAGGTTTCGTGTCCTCGCCCATTCATTTACTTCTTTTCGTTCTGTTCCCAAAACGATAATACAATAATCTTTCCAAGTCATTTCCCAAAATTCGCTTGGCTTTATTCCACATTCAGCAGCCTTAACTAGAATGTCATCCCAAGTTAACTTTTTGAGACTTTTTTTTTCTCCGTTTCTTTTGATGTGGTTTGAGTTACATCAATATGGGTATTAGATAAAATATATTTAAAATAATCTACCAATTGCCCTTCGCCTTTGAAAATAGAGCCTATTTCATCAATCCATTCGCAAACATCATCTTCATTGTAAATTATTTCTTCTTTTTTACTTACACAAGCTGCCTTGTACCCAATATAAAAAAGTTTTATAATTACATCAATGTCTTTTTGTGCGGTCGCTAACATTTCAAAATACTTTTCTAAAGTAATATTATTTGTTAAGCAAAACTCACGCATAGCCCAAGTTCCCCATTTTAAATGGATTGTGTTGTTGTTCAGTCTTAATTCAAACATAGTTTTTAGTTTTTTATACAGTTGTTACTTGAGTTAATGGAGGAACTACTACTTCAAAAGTTGCAGTAAACTTCACATCTTCTTTATCAGGAGCAGTTAAATCCCAATTAGAAATAAATACTAAATCACCAGCAGTACCGCCATAAACTACGTTACCAGTTACAGGAGTTGATGGTCCCATTTTGATAGCAAATTTAGTTTTAGCAATATGCAAAGAATAAAGCAAATTATAAGAATCCTTGCTAGGTGTTCCTGTTTGATCAATTGCAAATCCTTCTGCTTTGATAGATTGTTTGAAATTTGGTCCTGGTTCGTAGTCATCTCCACATTTAGAAGATGCATCGATTACATTATTACTTGATGTAATAGAGTTTGAAGTTAAACAAGCTACTACTGCATATGTGCCACTATTTGTTGCATCTGCGAATAATAGGTAACTTCTAGCTGATACTTTAGATTCTGCCATTTTATTTTAATTTTGAGTTATTGTTAAATTATATGTTATTAAAGTCCTGAATACGTTGTCAAGTGGGTTTAAAGCTTGTAAATTTCTGATTCCTGCAACACTTAAACTAGACGCTTCCCATCCTGTTGGTAGTGTTATTGTAGTATCAGAATTTATAGCACTTAAAATCAAATTGCTAATTTCTTCAGAACGTTTAAAGCCAAAGTTAGCATTTTTTGTAACAATGTCAACTATCATTACGATTGTATTTGTATATCCACTTTTCCCTTGAACTTGAGTTGAGGTTCTGCCTGAAAGAATTATATATTCATTTCCTGCCGTCATTGGAGCCATACCATCATAAACGCCTAATCCTGTTGCAGTTCCAATTGTGCTAACAAAATATTTTTTTATTTCTACATTAGGATTTAGCATTATTTAAGACAGTTTTAATATTATTTAGAAAATTTAATTGCTCATTTTCAAAAGCAGGTAATAAAAATGGTTGTGGTCTAAGTCCATTTTTTAATATTGAGATTGCTATTGCCCAAGCTGCTTGTCTATTTTGAGTGTTTTGTATTGCTGCTTTACCTGTTCTTTTGCGTGTTTTTATGCTATATGTCCCTACAATACCTTTTCTTTCAACCCACAAAGTTAATGCTTCAATAAATTCTTGCATTGTTCCACCGCTTTTGCCTTTAAATTGTCCTGCAAATTCTTCATATCCTCTAGTATCTACTTTCCCACCTGTGCCAAATTCCATATAAGGAGCATAAGACAAATCACTATAAACTCTATAAGCTATTGTATTATCAAATGAAACATTTGCTTTTTGTATTGAACCTCTTAATGTTCCAACATCAGAAGGAGCATTCATAATTGCATTATTCCTAATATTATCAGCCGATTCAACAACTGCTCCAGTTAATTGAATTTTTAGTCTTTCGCTTATTGTATCAAGTTTACCAATTAAACCACTAAAACCATAAGTTGTTAAATTACCCATAAAAGTTAATTTCTAAGAAACGATGAGCATTATCTACATCATTTATTGATTGAATAGTGTACATTTTACCTTCTACATAAACTTGGTATTCTTCATTAATCACAGTTCCGTAACGAAGAAATAATTTAGCATCTTGATAAAATGTTTTTTCGCTTTCCAACAATGTTCTAGTACTTTTTGCAGGTCTAAAATCACCCCAAACAGTTTCTTGCAAAGTAAAAGCAGTAGTATATCCACCCTCG